TTGCATTTAAGAAAACTCTAGCGACTAAAGTAATTGATTTTGAGTCTGATGATATTACGATGATTATGACAGATATAAATAATAACAACACGGTAGTTTCAACTACAGAGGCAAGTGGAATAACTTTTGACTCTACAGTAATAGATGGATTTGAAAAGGGTAAAGTAGGAGAGATAGAGATGTCAGGACAAGCTGAAGACATGAGAAAGTTAATATAAAAATTATTCCCTTTCATACTATTTAGGTGAAAGGGAATATAATAATTAAGTGATTAGTAGGAGAGGATAAAATATGCAATTACAAGAATTTATAAATAGAGCAAGGGAAAAAAGAGAGAAAAGAATAAAAGTAGCTCAAATAGAGATTAAAGATATTGGTCTTGTAGAATTTCAAAGACCAGAGGAAAAAGATTTTATTGCTTACATGAATAAAATAAATGGATCTAGTAGAACTATTATTGAGCATCTAGGGGAAGATGAAAACGGAGAGGAACTAAAAAGAGAAATTCAAGAACCTGAAGATATGGAAGTTATTTTAAAAGCATCGATGGAACTGATATATAAAACATGTTCTTTCTTTAGAGCAAAAGAGCTAAGAAATGAAATTAAAGATGGAAATTATTTTTCTATCCCTAGTTTATTTTTAGAAACAACTGAAATGATTGGATTAGCGAGTGAAGTAATTGATAAGTTTGATAGTCAAAAAGAAAAAGCTAAGGATGAGGAAGAGGTAAAAAACTAATAGGAGATAGTAGTGATCCAGGGGAACTATATTGGGTGTCTCACTATCTCCAAAAAGGACATGAATTACAAAATTTATTGAATTTAAGTACTATTGAAAAAAAATTCTATATACAGTCTATGAACATAGAATTTGAAAAAAAAGCTAAGTATGACATCGAAAAAATGAAATTATTTTTTCAAGTTTTAGGAGGTGGTTAAAATATCTAGAGTCATAAAGACTATCTTAAGGCTAAAAGATGAGATGTCTCCTAGTCTCAAAAGAAATTCTGAAGCTACAAAAAGATTGAGTGAAAAAGTAAAAAAATCAAGAGATCAAATCAAAAAATTTCAAGTAGCTAATGTTAAAAATATAGAGGGATTAAAAAGGTCTAAATCAGAAGTAAAATCACTAACTTCTATTCAAAACAAAAACAATAAAGCCGTAGAAAAACTAAAATTACAAGTTCAAAAATATGGAGATCAATCAGGGCTTACCTCTAAACAAATAGATAGAAATAATAAGAAATTAGCTGAAGCCAAAGAAAGACTGAAAAGTCTAAAGCGTTCACAAGCAAGTGTGAATGATTCATTAAAAAAAGCTTCTAATTCAGTAAAAAAATATAACGGAAGTATAAAAGCAAATAATAAAGCTATTAGTTATGCTAATAACAAAATAAGTAAGTATACAAAAAAAATTAAAAAGAATATAGCAACTCAAAAGGAAGCTCAAAGTGCAGTGAAAAGATGGGGTAAAGGTGCAATTAAGAGCATAGATAAGGTTATAGCTAAAACTGTTAAACTTGGTGCAGTAATGACTGGTGCAGTAGTAGCATTAGGAGCTAAAGTAGGTTTTGGGGAAGCTATGGACATGGAAGGGTATAAGATGCAGTTAGAAACCGCTGTTAAAGATACCGAAAAGGCTGGAAAATTAATGGAAAAAGCTGTTAGTTTTGCAGATAGAACACCGTTTGAAACTGGAGAAGTAGTAGAAGCTACAGCTACAATGGAGATGTATGGTCTTTCTTCTACTAGGTGGTTGAGAGATATAGCAGATATGGCAGGATCGACTAATAAACAAATTGGTGATGCTACTGAGGCTATGGTCGATGCAAATGTAGGAGAGTTTGAAAGATTAAAGCAATTTGGAATATCTAAAGATATGATAATGGCAGCTTCAGCTAAAAAGTATGGAGATAAGGTAGTCTTTAATGCTAAAGGGCAGATGTTAGATCAAATTAAGATGCAAACTGTACTCCAAGAACTCATGCAAGAGAAATTTAAAGGCGGTGCAGAGAAACAAGCTAAAACAATGAGAGGTCTTTTATCTACAGTAACTGGAAGTGTAAAATCATCATTAAAAACAATAGTAGGTATTCAAAAAGATGGAACTATAAAACAAGGAAGTATGTATCAAAAATTAAAGGAACAAATAAAAGGAGTGACCAATACCCTCCTAAAATGGAAAGAAGATGGGACTATAACAAAAATAGCTTCTAATGTAACTAATGCAGTCATGAGAATAATAAATATTATAAAAAAACTATTTAATTTTTTTCAAAAGTATCGAGGTGTAATAGAACTAATACTAGTGTTAGTAGGAGTTATATATACTACTATTAAAGCATTTGAAGCATTAAAAGCTATTGTAATGGCTGTAAATATAGTTACAGGACTTCTTAATGGAACATTAATGTTTTCACCTCTTGGATTAATAGCTATTACCATAGGGATAGTAGTAGGAGCATTATATCTACTCTGGAGACATCTAGATAGCATCATTGTAGTTTTTAAAAATGTTTGGAATTGGATAAAAAATTTGATAGGCAAAACCAATTCTTTTGCGTTGGTCTTAGCTGGACCAATTGCACCTTTATTACTACTAATTAAACATTTTAATAAGATCAAAGAAGTTGCTAGTAAAGCTTTTGGATGGGTAAAGAAAATATTTGGTTTAAATAGTAAAGATAAAGAATTTAATGTGACTATGAATAAAAAAGAAAATTCTAAGATTGATTTTCAAAATGGCAGTCCTGGAAAGCAAATGGAACAATATGCTGAAGGTGGGATTGCTACAAAACCAAGTATATTTGGAGAGGCAGGAGCAGAGATTGCAATACCTCTTAATAGGTCTAATAGGTCTAAAGATCTATTGAATCAAGCTAATAATATAATAGGTGGAAATAATGAAAAATCAAAAGCTGAAGGTAAGATCATTAATCTTAATTTTTATGGTGATGTCTATGGTTTTGAAGATTTTAAAGAGGTTTTAGCCAAGGGTTTATATGAAATTATTAGTGAAAACAAATCAAATGTGGTGGTATAGATGAGAGAAATATATTTTGCAATTGAAGAAGAAGTTCTTCAGTTGCCCTATGTTAATGAAAAAATTGAAGTTTCTGAAGGTCTAAATACAGAAGAATTTGAAACTGTAGGTGGCAAAATATTGACATTGATAGGGGAGAAAGGGAATAGGACTATGAGTATTAATAGTTTTTTCCCAACAAAAAAATATAAATGGCTTAGTTTAAATTCAAAACTTTCTACAGAATGTCTAGATTTCTTTAAGAGGAATAGAAAAAAAGTATTAAGAATTATATATGTAAATGGAGAAGAAACATTGTGTAATATGTTGTGTACGATATCAAATTATACAGTAGCACCTAAAAAAAATGGAGACTATAATTATTCTTTAGAAATTAAAGAATACATAGATCCAAAGGAGGTATCTTAGTGGTTACTCTAAATTTAATCAGAGATAATAAAAGAATAGATATAACTAGTCTTTCAGGAAATATAAGTTTAAGTGATAGCTTAGATACTTTAGGAGCTGCTTTAAATTTTGATGTCGCTAGAAATTTTAATGATCCAAATTTCGTAACTTCCGAAATTGTAGAAACTGGAAATATTGTTGAGTTTAAAAATAAAGGGGAAGTTATCTTTAGTGGGATTATCCTAAATATAGGAACTAGTAAATTTAAGAAAAGTATAAAATGTTTAGACTTTTCTTTTTATTTAAACAAAAATAAGCTTATTAAGCAATTTAAAAATATAAGTGCATCTGATGCAATAAAAAATATGTGTAATCAGATAGACATAAAAATAGGGGATATTGATAATATTCCAACTTCTATAACTAAGATCTATAAAAATAAAACAGTTGCCGAAATAATAAATGATATTCTTATACAAGTTTTAAATGAAACAGGAAAAAAATATAAATTAGAGATAAATAACGATGCATTAGATGTAAAAAAACATAAGCTCATAGAAGCTAAGAAACCATACGAATTTTGGGGGAAGATAACCAAAAATGAAGATATAACAGAGATGAAAAATGTGATTTTAGTGACTTCTAATAATCAAGATGACATTAATACCATGGGGAAAGCAATTGATAAAGCTAGTATCAAGAGATATGGAAGGTTACAGGAGATTGTAGAAGTTGAACCAAAGGACGTTTCCAAAGTTCGAAATATCGCAAATAAGAGGCTCCAAGAATTAAACAAAGTCTTTACAAGTGTTAATGTCCAAACATTAGGAGATAACTCATTGAGATCTGGAAGGATAATTGAAGTAGTGAATAAAGAATTTAATTTGAATAGTAAATATTTAATTAAAAGTGCTAATCATAAATATTCTAAAGGGAATCATACCACTAACTTAAACTTAGAGGTGAACTAATGGGTGAATATGGAGCTAAATTAGCTAAACTTTGGAAGGAGCTAGAAAATCAAGAAGTAGTAGAATCGACAATGGGGAAGGTCATAAGTCCTCCACCAAATTTGAGGATCTCTATATGGAATAACAGTGTAATATTAGAACCTACTCAGCTTTATATGAACGATCGGTTATTTGATGATCATACAAGAAAATTTAAAATAGATGGAAATGTAGATAATATTGATTTAACTTTAGAAAAAAATGAAGTGACAGAGATAGTAACTCCTCCTATTTTACCTTTTGTTCCTGCACCTGCACCGCCTCCACCATGGTCTGTAAAAGGTAAGGGAGCTATGATAGGTAAAGGAACATACAAAACTAATGGAACTATAGTTAATACAGATACTCTAAAAATAGGTGATCTTGTAAAACTTACCCCAACAGAAAATATACAAATATGGTTTGTAGATTTTAAAGTAAGAAAGTTAGGAGGAAAATAAATGGGTATATTTCCAAATACAAATTTAGAAGTAGAAGATAAACAACAGGTAACAGATTTTAAGTCCTCTAAAGAACCTCTTTTTGATTTTAAAAAAAAGCAAATAGTAATTACAGATGGAAAAATAATCTATTGTACTTATAGACAAAAAATAGAGCAATGGGTTGAATTAATAATTCGGACTACTATAAATAAATATGAGGTGTATAAAGATACAGGGTTTGGTTTGTCAAAGTTATATGAGTATAGAGGACATCAAATATTTGCTTCTAATTTTGGAATTTCGGAACTAAAAAGAGAGATAAAAGAAAAATTAGAAGGGCATAAAGAGATTATATTAGCAAAGAATATAAAAATTTCTCAAGACTTCAATGTTTTAAAAATAGGACTGACTTTAGAACTAGTAGAAGAAGACCTAGAAAAAGAGGTGATTATAGAGTGAATGAAGAATATAAAGCATCACCAGTAGAAGACATACACAAAAGCATGTTAAATGATATATCTAATGACTATGAAAAAGAGGTTGGGACATTTACAAATGATCTGACTAAAACTTATGCCATACAGTCATATAAAGCAAGAAAAAAAATAGAACTTTTATTCAGTAAATTAGATGTAAATAATTACCATGATTCAGAATTAGATAGATATGTTTTTCAAAAAAAGGGAATAAAAAGAAAAGAAAGTCATGCTTCTTTAGGAGCTATTACAGCAAAAGGAAACGGAACTATTAATATTGGAGATCTATTTGAAACTGAAGCAGGAACACAATTTAAAACTACTGAAATGGTAGTGATAAATAATAGTGGTGATGTAAAAGTAGAGGCGGTTATCTCAGGCTTAAAAGGTAATGTAGGAGCTAACACCATCACCTTAATTCCTATAACTATTCAAGGGATAACAGAGATTACAAATATTTCTCCTACCATAGATGGATATGATCAAGAAACAGATGAATCGTTGGTTGAGAGGTATTTAATTGATATTCAAAAACCTCCTACCTCTGGGAATATATATCACTATATGCAGTGGTCAAGAGAAGTTGTAGGAGTAGGAGATTCAAAAATAGTTCCTCTATGGAATGGTAACAATACAGTTCAAATAGTGATAATTGATGATGAAAAACTTCCAGCAACAACTGAGTTAATAGAGAGAGTTCAAAATTATATAGATCCTAAAGGAGAAAATAATTCTACATGGGGTGCAGGTTATGGGCAAGCCCCTATAGGAGCTTATTGTAGTGTGATAAGTGCTATTCCTAAAAATATAAATGTAGTAAGTACACTAGTTTTAAAAGATGGTTATACAATAGATCAAGTAAAACCCTTAGGAGAAGAAGTAATAAGAGGGTATTTAAAAGAAATAGCCTTTTTAAAAAATGGTGTTTCTTATGCGATTCTTGCAAGTAAAATTTTAAATGTAGAGGGTGTTAGTGATTGGTCATCATTTACTATAAATGGAGGGACTAAAAATATAAGTGTAGGAGAAAAAGAAGTAGCAGTTTTAGAGAGTGTGATTTTAAATGAATAAATCAAATCTATTAGAAAATCTACATAAAATCTTCAGAAGTGATAATTATATAGATAACTTAATGGGAGCCTCTGGGAAAGAATTAGATGATATTGAAAATAAAATAGATCATCTAGGGAAAGAATTTTTCTTTGATACTATGAGTCCTGTAGGGATTGCAGTATTAGAAAATCAATTAGATTTTAAAACTACAGGAGATTCCGTAGAAGGGAAAAGAGAGCAACTAGAAGCAAGATGGAAAACAGCAGGTAAGTGTGATTTAGAATTATTAAAAATAATAGCTAATTCATGGAGAAATGGTGAGGTTTCAGTTCTTTTTACCAATGCAGTTATAGAAATAACTTTTATCTCTATTGTAGGGATTCCCAATAATGTAGAAGCTTTGAAACGTTCTTTAGGCGAAGCCAAACCAGCACATTTACCAATTAATTATACATTTAGATATCGTACATGGGGGATGTTATGTCCTAAAACATGGGGTTACTACAAGCAATATACATGGGGGCAAGTCTTAAAGCAGGAGGTTATATAGATGAGTGGAACTACACCAAATTTAAATTTGGTTAAGCCAGGAGAAAATGGAACAGCTGATATAGAAGTTATCGATCAAAATATGGAAAAAATAGATACAGCTATCGGAAAACCATCAACATTAAAAACAATAAAAAAAGTAATAGTGGGATCTATAAATGAACTTTATGATAAAATAACCAATTTAGGTGAAAATAAGGAAGATAAATTTAATAAAAATAGTGGGTTTAATAGAGAAAAAACAGATTCAGTTACTACTAACAGTTCTGTAATTTTAGCTACAGCTAAGGCTGTAAAAACAGTTTGGGATGCACTAACAAGTCATAGAAATAGCAGTAGTAACCCTCATATAGTGACTAAAAATCAAGTTGGTTTAGGAAATGTTCCTAATTACACAATTACTGATAGTGTAGGAGATAATTCTAGCTCAAAGTTTGGGAGTGCTAAAGCAGTAAAGACTGCTTATGATAAAGGATTAGAAGGGTTAAATAAAGCTAATGCAGCACTTACTTTGAATCAAGCAAAAGGTTTATTTGTAGGAAAAGAAACTAAACAATATAACAACTCATCACTAGATAATGATGCTAATGATTCTGAGTATGGTTGGTTTACAATTTTAAAAGGTGTCTCAGATACCTATTCTCCTTTAACAGTAACTATTCACTCTGGTGCACATTATTCAACTAAGTTTATAGTTGGTGGAAGTTATACAGGTCAATACTGTAAAGTTAGCGTGTTATTCAATAATTCCATCCTAGGAAATGGAACTTACTCTAATTTAAGAGGAATTAGAGCATCTAACGATGGGACAGTTCAAGTAAAAATGTCTCCTAGAGGTATAGTTGCATGGACTATTGGTATCGAAAGTTCTATCGGAGATACAGAGTTGAAACATTTAGAAAACAGATTAGTAAGAAATGATTCTAAAACCGCAATAACTTCTGAAGTCGACCTTTCTAATGATTT